GTACTTGTTGATGTACGTCGCAGCTTTATTGAGTTCGGTGATCGTCGATTGGAAGTAGGCTGTATTCATTTTTACCTCACTCAATGTCGATGATTATTCCATCTTGCACTGTCACAGTTTGCCCGGTTGACGTGCTAAATGTCCCGGTTGCCCCAGAGCCAACATGTAGGTTCTGGTCAGTGTAGACCTCTCCAGTCAGGTCAATCTCGCCAATCTCTGCCGTCAGCCCTACATCTGAAGAGTCAACGGTGACGCTATCGTCCCCCACTGTCACGCTCGAAAGGTTATCGGCGGTCTGAATTGTTGCGGTTCCAGCCGGGCAGATGCTCACCTTCAACGTAGACGTGACGCGGTTGTATTGGATTATCGTGCCATCTGCAAACTGAATGTAGAAGTCTGAAGGAGTGAGTCCCGATGGTGCCGAGTCTACCTGTGACGGGACACTGCCGGTCACGATGCCGTTTTCGTCCCACTCATCCATGACGACGGAAACCTGCTCGCCGATGTCCGGTTGCCAAAAGAACTTGTCATTCTGTGTCTTCGGGACCTGGACCGGCAGCCACCATGACAGGACATTCGCCTGGTCAGGAAACTGCACGCGCACCCGGTATGGCGGCACAGACTCAATCTGCGCGACGATGCCCGTCCTGTAAGGCGGGTGGAACTGCTCCGTGTATGGTCCTCGTACTGAGTCTGGCATCTACTCTCTCCTACAAAAACAAAATCAAAGCAAGAGCGCAAGATCCGAAAATGGCTAGCAGCACCAACTGCATCTTCTGGCCTGTCTCATTCGAAACACTCCTAGGTTCTAAATCGTAAAAAGTGAAGTTTCCTATCTGTGTTGTCTTCATTTCTCACTCTCCGTAGTCATCTGAGGCAAACTGTGTTGCTGCCCCGGTTATCGTGGTCCTGAGTTCCAATGAGGTCTTGTAGCCGTTCCGGTCCAGCCGATGCTTGCCCTCATTGATGATCCATTTTATCGAATCAATCGCCGTGCCAAACCCCGAGAGCATGACCGGATTGCCGGCCCGGTAGACCATCGAGCCTGGGATGATCATCTCGCCCTTCAGGACGTGCATATTGGCGGCGTGGAGATGGGCTTGTGCGCGCAGAGTGGCCTGCTGTGCGTTCTCTATCCGTTCCCGGACTAGTAGAGTGTCCTGAAGACCCAAATCAACGCCTTGGGTAGCTGTGGCTGCCGCATTGGCCGTTGCCTGGAGCAGCTTCTTCGAGTGCGGGTCGAAATACATCACCACGGCCTTCTTGTAGGTCTTGTCGCCGTGGTGCTGCTGGTGAATCCTGAATCGCGTATTGTCGGTCTTGTAGATGTACTGCGCGTTCTTGTCTTTGAGGTCCGTGATTTTCTTCGCGTCTAGCCCTGGTCGGCTGTAGAAGACGAGTTGATCGCCGCGGATCGTGAATTCGTAGTTGTGAGCGTTGGCGATGCGGTGCAGGAAACCGAGGTCTGTCTCAAGTCGCTGCGTTAGGCGCTGGTAGGGTACATCGGGACTCACCGCTGAGGAGTCCACGCTCATGCCGTACTGGTTGGCGATGGTATTTGCTATTGAGATGAGGGATTGGCCCTCGTAGGCGACTGATTTTGGCGTCCTGATGGCGTGAGTCACCCCGGCCTGGATGGCGCGAATTAGGAACGTGTCTGGTGGCCCCTCTGCCTCCCACTCGTCCACTTCAAAGTTCCCGCAGGCCACGAGAGACTGGCCTTGATAACCAATTGACAGGCTGAGCGCTGTCCCAATCTTCGGAGGGCTGTTCGCCCACGCCCGCGCCGAGTCCTCCACCTGAATCTCCAGCACATTTGCCTTGCCCCCAATCGCCTCGTCGTAGTGGATGTGCTGGGAATGAGTCAGCAGGTTGCCGGCGACTTGAGTGCCGCCGATCTTGATTTGCCACGCCGGGATTTGAACGGATGCACTCATTTAGTTCCACGGCGTGCTGCTGGTTGTGCTGGTCGCTGGCGTGATCAGCGGGACAAAAACCTGCACTCCCTGCGCCACGATGTCGCCAATCGGAATGCCGGGATTGTTCTGAATCAAGTCCTCAATCTGTGTGCTGTCTCCGTACATCCGATACGCGATAGCATCCCAGCGTTCCCCTTTGGACACGTAGATGATTCCCGATGACGGCGCGGACGGGTTGACGTAGGTGGTAACGAGTGACGCTGTCAGGACTCCACTTCCACCGTTTGGTATCACGACATTCGGCATTTAGGCAGCCCTCGCAATGATACTTGCCGCAATTGAGGTGTATCGGGTGATCCCAAACGATGCGAGTAAAGACGTCGAATTGGCGTTTGCCTCAGACAAAATAGAGGCATAAGGCGGAGAACTGATAATCCCTGATATTGTGCTGGTCACGGCCAAAGCTGCACTGTTCATCGCGGCGGTTGTGACTGTTTCGCCTGTCCAGCTACTTGTCTCCTTCAACAGGGAATCAATACCTGTGGATAGCGCTGATGTCCATGATGCGCTTACGGATTTACCCGCACTTAGAAGTTGGGTAGATACTGAGTTGAACTTTTTAAGTGCTTGCAAAAGTTTATTTGGAGCTGCTGATGCCGGGGACTTGACTAGCGTTGATCCCTTTGCCGCGCTCTGTGAAGTGGTGAGCCCTGGGGGATTGGTGTTGATTGTCGAGTTGCCGATGGTCCCGACCGTCATGGTGTTGCTTTGGAGCGTGGACGGTGCTACGTACTCGGTTAGCTCTAGATCCATCTCCGCAGCGATTACAGAGCCGTCGTCCGCCATCCACCGCTGTTTGATCCGGTAGTTCGAGATGACGAAGGTCCCGAGGATGTTCTTGTTGCCAAAGACAAACTGCTGTGGTACATGGAAGTCGGCAAGCTGTGTCAGTGCATTGATGGCCGTCTGAGGCTTGCACCAGAAATTGTGAAGGTAAATCGACAGTTCAACGTGACTCAGGTTGTCGTAGATCCACTGCAACACAGGAGGCGCACTGATTACGTTGAGTGCTTCGTAATGGTAGCGCTTCTCAATGTCTAGTTTGGTAGGGCTGGCGAGAGGCTGAAACGAGATGGGACCGAAAGATGCGAACATTATGCAGGCCCTCTGCTTGTCAATGCTCCGAAGCTACGGCGACTATCTTCGCGTTGAAGGTTTCTAAAAATGGTCTCAATCTCTCCACTCAAGTTATGGAGTGCTCCTTCTACAGCCTTTCCGATGGCTTGCGGATTAGCCCCAGCGTCAGCATGAACTGTCACTTGTGGGCTGTAGTGGAGGCTACCCTCTACCGAGTTCCATGCTTTCCCAATCTCGCGGCCGCCTGCCTCAAGTCCATGCACGGCAGCAACCGGAGGAAGATAATTCCACACATTATTGCCGAAATTCCGCATATCGTGAGGAGAAATTCCGAAGTTACGCATGAACCGATCAAATGCGACGTGTGCATCTCCAATGAGGCTGATGATCTTCTCCCAGTGCGTGTAAATTTCATAAGACACCGCAGCGATGGCGATGAGTGCTGTGAGAACCCACCCCACAGGGTTTGACTCGAACATTAAAGCCAGAGCAGGCCCCAGAGCGCCAATACCGCCCTCAATCACTAAACTTGCTGCAGCCCACGCATCGCCCATCATGCCGATTAAAGCAGTAATCCCAGAGATGCTACTAGCCAACCGGACGAATGGTGCTATTAGTTTTCCTACGCCTACAATACCGGTCAGCGTTACAAGTCCTGCTGCCATGAGCGCAAGATCTGCACCGATCTTCACAAGGGCAGGATGCACTTTGGAAAATTCCGTTATAGCATCCAGCCCTTTTGTAAGAGAGTCTGTTATGCCGTCGATTTGAGGCTTGAGTCCTGATCCCAACGCGACCCGAAGATTGGTTGCCGAGTCGGCCAGTTCCTTCCATCCCGAGGATGTGAGTTCATTGACCTTTTGCGCATCCTTTGCAGATTCCCCGGCATCGTTGTTGAACCTCGTCAGGATGCCGTTCATGTCACCCATGTTCTGCACCAGCAGTCCGAGAGCGTCGTTTTGGCCCTTCATCTGGTTCACGAGGGCCGAGCGTTGTGCGCTGGGCAGGTT